CACACCTTGGAATGAGGGGACGATGTAGTTCTCGAGGTAACCACCGTATCGAGCGCCGTAGGCGTCTTCGGTGGAAGACCGCAAGAAGACCGTGCCATCATCGTCAAACCAGCCGAAGCCAGGACGGTGATGAGTCTCGATGTAATCGTCGTTCAAGAACAGCATTTCACTGCCTTGAGCGAAGCGATCAGCGAAGACCGGGATTGCACCCATGCTCGACATGAACTCGATACCGCGGAAGCTGAGCTTTCCTTTGAGGTCCGACGAGCGCGGCTCAAGGATGTACTGCTTCTGATCTTCGATCAAGTTGAGCAGCTTGCGCAGTTGCGTGTACGAGGTCACGATCATCTTCGGAACCTTGCCAGATTGTTTTTCAACCCCCAGCATTACTTCGTTCATCAGGTCAACCGTAAGACCACCACCGCCGGCATCCTTTTGGAAGGACTGCCAACGACGAGCCACAGGCACACCGTAGAGGCTTCCAGAAGTTGCATAAAGCACTTTGCGGAATCCAGTAGGATCATTGTCCTTCGAATTCTGCATGTACACCGTGTGGGTACCTGCACCGATACCAGTCAGATCGTCGGAACCAGAGATCCGCGACAAGGTCACTGTGCGAGTGCTGGGCACAACCGACACCACTTCGAACACAGAAGCCAACGAGTTTACGTTGACGTAATCTTTTTCTTCGAAGTTTGCTTCGCTGAAGCGATAGGTGCCAGTGTTCAAAATCGTGAGGACGGGAGCCGTGGCCGTGCCAGAAGCACTGCCTGAAAACTGACCGAGAGCGCCAGATCCATCATTCCAAAGTGCGCGGCTGTGGTTGCGCATCCAAGACTCAACGGTCTTTTGGACGACGTGTTTTGTCATTCTAACGAAGGCGCCTTCATCATTTTCAGCGGCCTTGATCGTCTCGCGATCGATTTCGCACACCGCATACATTTTCTTAGCGGTGATTTCGGCATCATCATACGAAGCGGCGTTGGCCGTAGGTAAGGAGCCGGAACCGACACCACCAGAAAAGCTCAGCGGGACTGCAACGTCCATGCGCTTACCAGTGAAGCCGTAGGATTTTTTTACACGTCCGAGCAGCACGTTTGCGCTGTTATAGACGTTGTCGGACAGCTTGCCGTACTTGATCTTAAAAAGATCGGTAGCTGTGGTTAGATTATACTTAGCCATTTTCTCCCCCAGATCTCATCAGAGATCGTCGAATGTTACAGGTTCATGTTCACTTGACCTGCTCGGCTGCTTAGGCGCCATCGGGGCTCCTTGGCTTCTCTCGATTTTCTGCTTCAGCTTGGATCCCGGTCTTTTCGGCTCAAATACTTGCTCGGCGATGTATCTAATCTGCGCCTTACTTAGGCTTCGATCCTTGGCCCACTCTTCAAGAAGCGATTGCTTCACTTGCAACGCATTCTCGGTGAACCCGAGTTCTTGCACGACTTCATCGACCTGGTCCATTTGGAGCCATCGCTCGTGGACTTCACCGACAAATTCAGGCGTCAACTCTTCAGGCTTCACTCCGTTGGTCTTCAAGGTGCTGTAAATGTCCTTGAAGCGATCATCGGTGATGCCGTACTTCGCCTTTACGTCCTCCACCCGCTTCGCCACAGTTTCCTGTTCTTGGCGCTTGGCGCGAGAGGTCTCTTGATTTTTGTATTTTGCCTCTACGAGTTTTGCTCGATCTTCAGCTTGTCTTGCCCGTTTTTCTTCCGGCGACAGCTTTGAGAGCTCCTCGAACTCCTGGATCATCTGCTGCTGCATCTGCTGTACTGTGCCCAGTCCGTCACCGCCCAGAAGGTCCGATAGGTAAGCCACGGCTTCCAAGGGCTTCTTCTGAGTGACTGCCAAGTCGTACAACTCGTCTATGCTGCTTTGCAGTTCACGCCTCTCAGTCTCGAAGGTCTTCCGTTCCGTGTCAAGGGCCTGGTATTTGCGTGACCAGTCAGTCTTACCAGAAAACTCATTGATCAACGTCTGCAAATCCACAGTCTCGGCCTTGCCATTCACCTTCACCGGCACCTTAATGTCAGTCCTAAGGTCCATGTCTTCTTCGCCAGCTCGAACCTTGATCGTTTTTAAGGCAGGGATCTCTTCTTGACTATCGGCGTCGTCTACCTTTTTGGTCTCAACCTTTTTGACTGGTTTTGGATCTTCGCCGTCAACCTCGGTGTCAGCCTTTTTCTTGGCCTTGACCTTTTCCTCACCTTTGGCCGGTTCATTTTTGGCGCCTAAGGCCTTGTCCACCTTGGACTCGGTCTTCTTAGGCGTGGACATGATTGATTCCATTTCGTCAAAGTTGACAGGCTCACTCGAGCCGCCAGTCTTGACGATAGGTTCCGTTACACCTACTTCGGTGTTTGCTTGATCTGACATAACTTGCTCCTTGGGTATGGTTTAAACTCCGCTCGTTGGCTCCTGAGGCATTGGCTCAAGACCTTCCTGCTGAGGTAGTGGCGGTAATTCAGGTGCCACTTCTTCACCAGGCTGCTGCACCGGCATTTCTGGCGGTAACTGCATCGGACCTGTGGCTATAGGATCAGGCATCATCATTTCTTCTTCCATCTTCGGTGCTGGATCGGCACTCGGCTCGGGCATCGGCTTGAAGAAGATAGGGAAGCCGGACAGCGCAGCCAAAGCCTGTGCAAAAGCTGGATCTTTCAGCGCAAGCTTGGCCATGAACATCTCATGAGCCATCACATGATCTTCAAGTGATTTTCGCTGAGCCTCAGGCGTGCGGTTTTTGAAGGACCAGTCACGCATCTTACGCACATGAGTCCGCCAGTGAGTGATGTGATCTTCGTATGGCTCAGGCGGTGCAATCTTTTTTGCACTCAAAATCATTTCATTCTCGGCTTCAGCGGCCTTAAGACTTAGCGTCCCTTCTTTTGCAAACTTCTTGGACTGGGCCAGGTCGAACATGTCGAGCACCTGCTCGGAGTCCACACGGTCAGGAAACTTCTCTGCTAAGAAAATAAGCGTCTCGATGCGGGCTGCCTTTGACTCGGGCAGGGCCGATGATCCTTGAATCCTGACATCGTAGTCCTTGGCCAAGTATGCAGCGTCGAAAAACTCCGATGTCCACTCTCCATCCTTGCCCTGGACTCTCATCATACGCTTGTCGGTTGCATCGTAGTAATCGCCGGCCACAGCCAGAGTCATCGTCACAGTCTGCAAGATGGCTTCGTTGTGGTGAAGCACAGGCTCATTCCAACGCTCACTCTCGAGCTCAGCCAGGTATTGCATTGCAACCGCCGCGGTCACTCCCTGCGGTGGATTGCCGTTACCTGTGCGAGACACGTCCGCTTGGCGAAATACTTCTTCTTGCAATGTATTGCGTAAATTGTAAGCACCTTGACCTGTAGGATTGGCTTGCACGAGTTGTGGCGGGGTTGGTCCCTTCCACTGTACAACGGTCACCGAGTTTCCGAGGTCTTCGATCTTCGCAGCACCAGCCGGCATCATCCATTTGGGATGCCCAACCAGAATCTCATTACGAAGGATCATGTTTGTTATGTTATTGAAGGCACCGGCAGGTCCGCGGACGTCCTCGAAAAAGGAGACACCGTGCATTTCGCCAGGATTGGTCAAGTCCACCCATCGCACACACGGCAAGCGTCGGTGCGAGTAAGGGAACTTGGCGTCGTCAAGAATACCGTCCTGTGTGAAAACGATCAGGCGGCCGTCGTCGAACTCGTCTGTACGCTTGTGGTAGAAAATCCACACTTCAACCATGTTCGGATCTTGATGCGACGACATGGAATCAAAATCGTAAAACTGTGAGTCCTTAGATCCTTTGATCTTGTCGGCAGCCTTGGGCCACTTGAGCCTTGCCTTTTCAACCGACATCATTTTGCGGCGAAATACATACTCGGAATCTTCGAACTGTCTTGTGGGGGGACGTTGGAAAAGCAGATTGACCGGATACTCTACCGAGTATTCTACATCGCCATTTCTAACAGGCTTATCAACGTAGATCGGTTTCCCTTGATCGTCGGTGTCGGGCTGTCCCTTGTCGTTGAGAATCGGGACCTTGGACATTTTGTTTTTCTTAGCGAAGGCAGACGCCGCCTTGTACTCTTCGTGCAGATCTCCCAACTCAGGATTCCACTCAATGAAGAGATAGGCCTCACCCATCGGACCTTTGGCGTTTATTATATTCGGCAGCTTTTCGCCGTCGAAGCGCTGCGTATACCAAATGTGATCCTTGAGCTTTTCGCACGCCTCGGCTGCAACCTTGTCACCGAGCTCATCGTTGGTTGGCAAGATGGCAACGGCTGGCTTGTATTTAAGGATCTTGGATGCCCTCACTCGGTTGGCTTCCCGAAGGACGTTGATTACGATTTTCTGCACCATCCGCTTTTTGACCTCGGACGATGCTTCACGAGAATTCGAGTTTCTGGTGTCCTGGTCCTGGTACATGATGCCCTTATTTAGCGCCAGGTTCTTTTTGATGTTTTCAAAGCGTGACTTGTTCATTGACAGTAGGTGCGACTTCTCATTGGTCAACCAAGTTAGAAGCTTCTTCTGAGAATGCTCGTCTTCTTTTCCGTAGGGCTGCTTGAAAAATGGCTCAGCGTTGCGCGTACTCTGCTGTTCGGATTCGTCGAGCTCATTGAAAAAGTCGTTGATCATAGATCATCCCCCATCCCTGCTAAGGCTATGTTACCGAGCGGATCGGCCGTGGCTTTGGCTTCTTCCTTGGCACCAGGCTTATTGGCAAACTCTTGCTGGAGCGGATCGATGTAAGTCAGCGTGTGAGTCGAGGCCTTCATTGCCTTAAGCTCAATCCACAACTTTGCATTCGACACCGCCAGGACCGCACACACGGTCAGCAGCAAGCCCTCAATCACCATTGTCAACGCTTCAAAAATCATATGCCTCCTTATAAAAAACCATAGTCGTCGTCCTTGTCACGCGAAAGGGCCGATTCCAGACTCTCGCCTCGGAAGTCCTCGTCCAATTCTTCTTCGTACTCACGCTCTGTTTTCAAGTTGTAACCGTCGGCTGCAAGGATGTAACGCAAGCAGTCGAGCAAATGATCGTCCTTCTTGGGTATGTTTCCCTTCTTGTCCTTTTGGTAGTGATCGGCTTCCCAGTAAAACTTCTTGGCCCGGTCTGAAATCACCAGCAGGTTGCCCAGCATGATGTCCTTGATGAGTGATAGACCGTCCTTTTTGTCGTTTTGAGCCTTACGAGACGGCTCGAGATTGTCCTCGGTTGGAAAATTGTCGATCCACTCATTTACGAACCAGGTCGCGGCCTCGTCGTAACCCATCCGCCAGTCGCTTGGACGGTCGTACAGGTCTTCGCGTATGTCGATCATCCGACGTCCGACCTTCTTGGTAGTCATTTCCCGTTGGTTGGTCTCGTAAATCTCATCTAGGATGTAGACCTTTTTCGAATATGGATTGATGGCCACGAACAGTACGCCGAAACACGTTGCTCCCGCCGGATCAGCCCACAAGTACCACTTGAGCTTTTTTCTATCCCTGATCACTTCGGCCATCACTTGGGAGTGTGGTCTAATCATGCGCTCATCCAGCATCGGGAAGATTGCACTTGCACCACCTTTGACATACTTGGCTTCGTACTCACGCTCCCACTCATCGCCTTCACCGCGGCGGTAGAGCCGTGCCTTTTCATCAAAAAGCCATTGCTTAGTAATGTGCGGATTTTGTCTCGTCGGCCCGTGAAAGGATCGCATCCCTGGCTCTCGCTCATGCTCCTTGTCCAGACTCTCGTAGTCGGTCCCCCCAACTTCAGGAGGTGATCCCATGTAAAGATCCACCCCCCCAAGTACGGCCGCATTTGGACGCATTGATTTTCGCATCCGCGGATCACAGTCCTTGTACTCATCATAAATAGCTGCCCTGTACTTGACGCCACGATACCGCTCGTAATTGTCGGTCCCGTCCACCTTGATGAAGCTTCCGTTTTTGAACCTGAGAAGCATCAGAGTCTCGTTGATTCCTCTGTGTCCTTCTAACAACCACTCTCTCGGTCCAAAATCCTTGAGCCTTGGATCGGTCCAAATGATGTCCCTGGCTTGTAACTGAATCGGTGCAAAGTAAAACAATGGGGAGCCAGGAAAAGATTGAGCCAACCGCCACAGGAAGTATAAGGCCAAATCCGTCTTCCCCCACTTCCTCCCACACCGAACGAAGGCAGACCAGCAACCATCCGCCACAACGGCTTCGATGATTTCGTTTTGTCCATCGTGTGGCTTCCACCTTGAGTGTAGTGCTGTAATGGTTTCTGACCATAGCTTCACATAGGCGAGTGACATTACACGTCGCTTTCGCCTTCCTGTGCGTTCGGATCGTACTTTCCTTGGGATGCCATGATCCTTATTGCCTCAACCAAAGCGTTACGCTCAGCCTCAAGCCTGATCATGGCTACGGTGTCACCCGTACTCGTCTGCGAATGGATCTGAGCTTTCGTGATCACTGACTCGAGTCTCTCCGCCAAAGCTATCATCGCTGCCTTGTATCTCCCCAGGTTCCTCGAGTCGAACGGAGCTTCCATCAAGGTCTTGCGGATGAACTGTGGACTCTGCTCCATCATTTCCCTGCGGATTTCCTTGGCGAGATCCGGCTCCACCGGCATCGGTGTCAACTCCCTGATTTTCGCCTTGTGCTCCTCGCATTCCTTCAGCGCCTTCTCGGCGATCCCCATTGACTTCGAGTACAGTGTCTCCATCAGCAGAAATGCTTGTTGGCTTTGCAAACCTTCCGTGTTGGTCACGGACCCATAAGCCTTGCGGATCTCCGCCAGATTGTTGGCTTCCGTTATTTCCCTCACCAATTCCTTCACTTGCTCCCCCTAACAGTTTTCGCATCGCTGGATCAAGCCTCAGGGCCTCAGCGACTTTGTTCATGTCCAGTGCAACGTCCAACGTCGGTTCTGCCGTTACGGCTTCGGTTTGGAGCTCCGTGATTTCGGTCGGGAGTCCTTGTCTAAGCCTGAGCAGTCGATCAAGCGTAGAGATCGAGTCCGTAAGGGCTTTAATCTCGTGTGGCTTGAGCGGAATCTTGTCACCAGTCTTCTTACTTTTGCGCTTCGCAAGAAGCTTGAGGCTCTCATAGCTTTCGAACAGAGCCTTTTGCGTGATCTGTTGAGCCAACCACAAGTTACGCGCACCGAGCTCTTGAAACTCTTCACGATTGATGTCCAGACGCTCGTAGTACCACGAATCAGTTGATGGCCTTGTGCAACCGCCAGGCCCGTAAGCCTTCTTGCGTATGTCGAAAAACCTAAGACCAGTTGCCTTCGAGATGTCCTTGATAGACCGAAACTCCATGTACAAGGCTTTGGCTTGTGCCCACTGGGCTTCTTCGATTTCATTTTCCAAGCCGCACTTGCTCCCACGGCACCGATACCACCTGAATGTCAGCTATGTTCGCCACTACGATGTAACAGCCATTGAACATCTCAATGTCCATGGCGGTCTTACGCACCAGCCACTCACTCGCTTCGAAGACCAAAAGCCTATACTTCTCAGGACTCATCACTAAGTAAACTGGCCTTTGGCCGTTACTCTTCAAGTCCGCGATAGTTTTACGGATTCGGTCAACTAAAGTCATACGTCTATGCTGTCCTCGTTGCGGCTACGGAAATACGACCTGATCTGATCGCGAAGCATTTGCTGCC